ATTGATATAAACACAGAACCTCAAGTTGGGATTGGTATGACATACAACAATTCTGGAACTGGCGTTGGTGTTACAACTGACAATAAATGGATAATACCAAAAGAAGATCAATTTGATGGTGCTAATTGGGATATTAATGGAAATGGTTCTGATGATATGTATGCTTAGTACTTATAAAGAATTAATTTTTAAAACTGATTTTGTAAGAAATTATTCAAAAAATTTATTTACTTGGAAAGAACTTGCTGATCTTATAAATGTAAGACCCTTAATGACTCAAGAAAGAGTACATCTTCTTGATCCACAAAAAAGAAATTTTCAATGGTATTCACATGGTTGGATGAAAGATAAAAATACTTTTCCACCGTCTTTAATAAAATTATTACTTGAAGAGATTGTTATTTACTTCTCTGATATGTCAAGAGCAACTAAGAACTTGAATGATTTTGCTAGTAGTATGGAGGATGAATATCAAAGACATACTGACGCACATATCTATGTCTGTCGCAATCCAAAAATAGAACATCCATTTGCTGCTCATTTTGATATGCAGCATAATGTAATTGTTCAATGTGAAGGTAAAACTAATTTTAAAGTATGGAAAGAAGTAGAAGATCATTCAATCGAAAAACAAACTCAATTAGATATGAGCAATCAAAAACCGATATTGGATGTAATTATGGAAAACGGAGATGCAATATGGATACCTAGATACTATCCACATCAAGCTATTTCATTAACGCCAAGACTTTCTGTTAGCTTTCCTTTTTGTGATAATGAAAATTCGTCACATGAAAAAAGTTTTGAAGATCGTAACTGGGTTACTTTATGAAAAAAAAATATCAAGCAAGATTAGTTTTTCCGTCTATTTTTCATGAATATCAATTTAATAAAAAAGATTTTAAACAAAAGAAATTAATTGATTTTTGTTATTCAGAAAAAAAACAAAATGTAAAAGGTTTAACAAGATCAAATAAAGGTGGTTGGCACTCTCGTATTTATAATATTTATGAAGATAATATTATATCTGAGCATATAAAAAAGGGATTAGGAAAGTCTGTTTTTACTTGTTTAAATAAAAATTTAGAAGTCAATCTTACTTATTGGATTATGATTAATAGTCCAAATACATATAATACTAGACATACACATCCAAATTCACATTTATCAGGAGTGTTTTGGATAAAAACACCAAAAAATTCTGGAGATTTAAAATTTATAAATCCTAATTCCTTTGAAGCTTTTGTTGAACTTAATTGTTATGTAGAAAAATTTAAATTAGATACAAATTCATATGAATCATATCAATACAACCCAGTAGCTGGAAATATGATTACATTTCCTTCTCATGTTTTACATGAAGTATTACTTAATGAATCTAAAGAAGACAGAATTGCAGTTTCGTATAACGTCACATTGCAAGGTTGGGGAATAGATGACAATGAATAGGTGGCACGTTGCTACCGTAACTAATACAGAAGGAGATTGGAGATTAGACGGTTATAAAAAAAGTGTGATTGAATTAAAAGATTTAATGCCTTTATTAACTAATGAAAGATTAGAAAATATTAAACTTAATGATATTGCATGGAAAGGTAAAGACTTGTATCCAAATAAAAGTGGAGATAATTGTTATTGTTGTGGCGGAATAAAATATCAAAGGTGTGATACAAAATATCCTCTTATTATCGCTAAAAATGCTTTAAATCCTTTTAATAATAAATATCGAATGATAGATGGTAGGCATAGAATACAAAAATTATTACTTAACGGTAATACTCATGGATTATGTTATGTTTTTGACATCAATGAGTTAAGACCTTATATTAGAAAAAAATGAAAAAATTATTATCAGTTTTGCTTTTGATAGGGTTATTATTCCCAACAATTACAGAAGCGGGTTTTTCTCCAGAAGGTAGGCCAAACAGACCAAGAGATCACTTTCCAGAAGGTAGACCAAGAAAAAGAAAACCAAGATGCAAAGGAAGTGGTGGTGTAGTTGTATGTCGTATGCCAAAACCTAGAAAATGCACACGAAAAAAACCTTGTATTCCTAAAGGTTATTATAGAAAAAATCCACCAAGAGTAATTCCTATGGGTTAGTTTTTTCTGTGAGTTGTCTAGTTAATAAACTCATAGTTAGATATAATGGACATAATGCCATTATTGCTGTAAATGTAATTAAAGTCATTGGCACTAATGCTTTTAAAAATGCTTCTCTAAACATATGTATAGAAAAATTTTAGACGTTTTAACAATCTTATCTACAATTCTTGTTTTAGGAATTTTAGGCGGTGGATTCTTTACATTTAAGTACGTCACCAGCGAACAATTTAAAGCCAAGATGATGAATCAAGTGCTTGAAAATGTACAAGGACTTATGCCAAAAGTTCTTGACAAAGCATTACCAGATACAACTGGTCAATCAATACCTATACCATTTAAAAAATGAATTGTTATTGGTGTGATGCAGAGTTAATAATAGGGGGAGATATTGATATCGATGAAACGATGCATCCAAATTTATATCCAGAATTTTCTGTGATGACAAATTTAAGTTGTCCACGTTGTTTTTCGCAAGTAGAAATACTAAAAAAAAGAGATGCTTTTGATTAATGGTTTTTAGATTTTTAAAAAAACTAGTTAAATATTATGTTGATAAATTTATACATTGGTTGCGTATGCAAAAATTTAATTTAGAACTGGATAACGATATAAAAAAGTATCACGAAGAATTAGATAAAAAAATTAAAAAACCAAAAATAAAAGAAGTTGGTAAATTTGGAGAAGATGGCTGGTCTATTTCTATAGGAGATGTAGAAGATGGAGATACCTGATATATCTATACCAAAAATAGACGTACAAAAAATAAACATACCAGTTCACAATCCATACCAAGTTTTAAACGTACCACTACCGTCTATTAAATTACCTGGTTGCGTAAGGTATCACAGAGATGCTTCACCTAAAAATACTGCATTATATGAAGATGATCCTACAGGTACAGTTATTTCTTGTCCTAGTGGTTCGATGCCATCATTTCAACCAATGTTATACGACAGAAGAAGAATTGAAATTATAGAGTCAAAAGAGCAAAAAAAAAGAAAAGAAGCAGATGAAACAATAAAATCACCAACAACTAGACCAGAACTACCAAAAGAAAAGAAAAAAATAGTTATACCAGAATGCCCTGGTTCAAAAGACCAGCGCGTAGGAGATTACAGAAATTCTAAAAAGCTTGAAATAGTAGTCTCGCATCGTTTAGATGGAACAGAATGCATAACAGAATATGAATCTGTACCTTTTCGTGATAGATATATTCCTTCTGCGCCACAGTTTGTTGGAGTATTTTCGTTAGCACTTGTTGGAGCATCAGCACCTTTAGTTTTGCAATTGGTAAAACCTATCGTCAAGCAAGTTATGACTAAATTAACTAAAAAGAAGAATCAAAAGAATCCTTAAAACTAGATTTAAAATCAATTTTATGATTATGAGGCAAGACTTGATTAGCTTTTGGCACTATTTCTATGTCAGAGCATAAACCATAGTATGGACTATCTTTTTTGAATCGTATTCCAGCAATTTTCTTTTCTCCGCAATGACGCAAACGTGCCATATGCCAATCAAGCTCAAGATTTTTTAGCTTTTGTTTGTTTATATCATTTTGTACTTGGGCTGCTTCTTTGCACTTTTTTGTATATTGTCTATCCAATGGAATACTAAAATTTAATGTAATTCCTGTTCCAAGTGCAAAACTATCCTTGTTTGTACCAGAATAATTTTGTTGATAAAAAAGTATATCACCTGGGTTATCAGGTGTGCCATCTCCTATGGGGTTGCCATCCTCATCAAAGTCGCCCTCAATATCAGTTTCGTCATATACAGGCGTATAATAAAAATCTCGATATGGCTTACGATAATTACTGTTGAAAGTGGTAAATGGAGTAATAGTCATCATTGCTCCTTGGCAAACAACACCACCTCCGTATTGGTTGGTGTGGAATCCAGAATTATTAACATTCCAATTTTGATTAGTTACACTTCCAGAATTTGATTGACTTACAGAATTAGCTAAAACTCCTGTTGGTAAAAGAGCTATTGAAAGACAGAGGTAGTAGTAACTACGGATTCCGTTTCTATGGTGCGATTTATAGTTGTGACGTTCTGAAGACCTGGCGCAGAATACGTTTCTGTAAATTGAAAGGCATCTCCTGATGTAGGATTTGTCAACGTCCAATTTGGTTTTGTTGTTAAATCTGCTCCTTTCCATGTATAACTTTGACCCCCTACTGTTCCTGTAACATTAACGGCATCTGGTGAAATATCGCCGTCTGCACTAATTCCTGTGCCAGTAACTGTATATTCATATCCAGTTTTATAGTCTTTACTTGTGATTGATTCTGTAATTGTGGTTTGCGTATTAGTCGTACTAGACATTGTCCCGGTTGTAAAGTTAGGAACAATGTTTGCATTAGCTGGTAAAGCATATATAAAAAACAGTAATAAAAGCTTTCGCATAACTCATTACTAGTCCACCAAGACAGAAGTCACATAAGAAGCTGTCGCTGTAGTTCCAGACGACCCTGCTGTTACTGAAATAACATGATTATCAACAGTACCAGCTAAGTTAGTAGCTGTGCCTCCACTCGTACTTGTTAAGTCACCAAAGGGTGAGACTTCTCCAACGGTAAGTGATGTTGCTACGGTATCCCCGGTTGTGTGAGAAACTGTATAAGAAAACGACTCACCATCTGTTAATTGACTTGCTGTAATTGGTGTATAGGAATTTACCCCATTAGTCGCTGCACCTAGTCCTCCAAGACTTCCAGCAGTTGTTCCATCTGTAGTATTAACACCAGTTCCAGAAACAGAATACGAATTACCAATTCGATCTGCCGTAGTACCAGGCGCGGCTACTTCTAGTTTGATACTTGAACTGATTGTCGAAGTGATGTCTGCGTGTGCAGGGGCTGCGATTAAAAATAATAACGGTAATAATCTTTTCATTGTGTTACATTTTTGTTATCTTTATTATCCACAATTTTTGGAGTATTGCCAATACTGTTCTTTTTCTTACCATCACTATTTTTTTTGATGTTTAGCCCATATTGCGCTGTCACGGCTGACAATAATCCAGCCGCGAAAGTTGTATCAATTTGCCTGGTAGGGTTAGGATTAAAGTACGACCAAGAAATTACCCCTAAACTCCAAAAAAGAATAATCATCTGAACCACATTGGCAATCAGACCATTACCTTCCTTTTCATCTTGATCTTCCATAATAAGTAAATGATATATACTATAACTATAGACACAAAAGGTTAAGAATGGTTGAACTTATTGCAGCAACAGGAGGGGCGGTATTAACAGCAGTCTTTGTTTCTGCTGGTTCACTTAGTTATAGAGGTAAAAGAAATAGAGAAGATGTAGTTAGCCTACTAACCAAAGTAGAATTAATATCAGAAAAGATGGATGATATGCATTCTGATATGAGAGATATTTATGGAAGGCTTAATTCATTAGATATAGCAGTAGCTGAATTAAGACCGAAAAGATAAGAAAAAAGACCCCTATTGCTAGAAGTCTTAGTTCTTGCAAGTGTCTAGTGTTGCCTAGTTTCCACTAGTCACATACAAGATCTCACACACGCGAACACATTAGCACAAAAAAAAGCCCCCTGCATGGGGGGCTTTAATATTACTGTTTGATCCAGTAACCATAAACACATCTGGTTTCTCCTCTGCTTGGATTATAGGTGTCGTTTATAACGCCATCTATAACGGCACAGTAGTGTCTAGTAACTCTTACGATGATTCTTCCTTTTGGAAGCTCATCTTCTTTAAGATGTACTTGGCATCCTGTACCAATACCCATAGTTGAAACCCATTTAAAGCCTAATGACTTCATATAGTCTTTAAACCATTTGCGTTTTGTACTGATGCCGTGGCTTGCTGTTTTTTGCCTAGCAGTAGTTTTTCTACTGCGTTTAGTAACTCGCTGATTAGCGTTACCTTCTGCAAGTCGGTCATAAACCTCCTGATAAGGTAACTCTGCTGCAATAGCTACGGCTCTAGTAACACAGTCGCCTGTGCGACCTTTGTAACCAGCATCGGCTCTACCGCCATCATTGAAATTAAATTCCATAATAAATTGTCAAGGTTCTAAATAGGCCGCTGCTTCCAGCGGTTACCCTTATTATAAATCCAACTAATCAACAATAGGATTTTAGTGTGACACTAATTTAACTGGCACACTACTTTTTTGATAAAGTTTTTTTTTGCAAATTGTAGTAATATTAATAATAAGTCGGGAAGCCTGATGATCTTTTTGCAAAGCGGATCTGAAAGCTATACCTCTTGATAATGTCGAGTCTTAGTTGGGGGCTTGATTAGAGTAAGGCAGGGCAGTCTTTAAGGTTTGGCTGACTTATCTCCCGATTTTTCCTTATCTTTAAAAATTATGCTTAAAATTCTTGAACCTATCATTTTTGCCTTCCTTCGTGGATCAGCATTAAAAAAGCTCTTGCTTGATATAGCAAAAGCTATGGTTAAGAAGTCTGATAATACAATAGACGACAGGCTTGTTGAAGTTTTAGAAAAAGCGTTATTTCCTGGTAGATAACTACTTTTTACCGCCTTTCTTTTTCTTTTTCTTTTTTGTTCCTGTTCCGTAGTGACCTGGCATTTTGGTAATGGGTGTAACTAATAATATGTTAAATTAAAAATCCTTAAAAATCCAGAAATGCATCGATTAACTTTTGTAAAGTGTCCAAAGTGCCAAAAAGTTACAAGACAAAAAGTTATTGACTCACAAAGAAATTCTAAAAAAACAATAGTTAGAAGAAGGTTATGTATGGTCTGTGAGCATAGATGGCATACTATTCAAAAACCAGAAAGAATAATAAATGATCGGAAAGCTGGCTATCTAAGGGCATCCTAGCTATTGTATAGGCATGAGACTACAAATGCCTTGGTCTGGTTGGTTTAACAATCAAGCTAAAAAAAGAAAAAAAGTAGAACCTTGGGTAATGGCAGACGTTACTTATGAGGAAGAATTTCATATTGAATTAGTTTTAAGAAATGTAATAAACTACATAGATCCTGATGAAGTGCCAGATCTTATTAGTGCTTTTGCAAAAGAAAATTTTAGATTAGTTAAAATTATTCAACAAGCTGGAGAACACATAGACAAAATAAATTCTAAATCTGCCTCTCCCAAAAATAAGGGCAATCTTTAGCCCATACACCGCCACTAGCTTTTCCTTCTGGTAGACTAAGACCGCATTCTGCTTTAACTACTAAATGATGTATGCAATCAATACATTTAGGTAGTCCTCTATTTATAGCCCTAATATCTGCATATAAATATTCCGCTTCCATAACTGCTGGTTCAAGTTCTTTTGCACTAAGAGCTAAATCAACCTTACCTGTTTTTGATTTTATTTTTACACGCCATTCTTCTGGCTTTTTCTCATAAAGCACCATGCGTCCAGCATGATACCTAAGAGATGCCATTACCTACTCCAAATTTTATCCTCGTAGCCATCGGGTGGGGTGCTAATCCAGTATCTTTCTCCATTTATAACCCTAAAGACATGATTTCCGCAACATACAATTTGTCCTAAGTCTTTCTGCTGCATCTTTTGCTTCTGATTTTGTCTCAAATAATCTACCCGCATAAACTTTTTGTCCATCAAAATACCAAGGTCTAAATTTTGCTGTAAGTCCATAATATATCGGGTTGACTCCGATTTGTCCTTTGCAGACTAAATGTGTTATATACAAGATTTATTTTTCTTTA